CTATTATTATTACGCATTCCAAGTATATTCATTTCAGGTCCTTGTAATTTTTGTTTAAGATGCTGATTATTTTTTAATTTGCCGCAAATTCTGAGTAAATTATTTAAATTTTCTTTGTCGTATTGACAATGCCATAAAGGTATTACAGGATATGTAAATTTTTCAAATGGAATTCTTTTATGGATAAAAACACTGTCGTGTAAAATAACTGCATTTTCAAACCATTTATGTCTTAAAAAATATATATATGGTAGTAGCTCACCACGTTTAGGGTATTCAGATTGTATAATTTCAATATTTTTATAATCAAAATCTGCACTAACAAAAGAATAATTACTATTATCATCTATAATTATAATTTTTCTTAACGGGTAGTGTGTTCTAATTAATTTCACACATTGGTTCCAATATTTGTTAGTTTTAAGAGAATTTACGTGTCTTGTAATTATAAATCCAAATGTCATTATAATAAATATTAATAATTTAAATTTATAATTTTAAATTATTAATTTAATTCAAATATTCTATTAACTAACATATGATGGTAATTCATCAATATCCATAATTGGATCATTTTTTGAAATACTATTTTTATTAATAACAAATTTGCTAAACTCTGGTCTTTCTAATTGTGCATTAGGTGTATGATTATGAACACATCGTGCAATCATTTTATATAATTTAAATTCTGGATAACGTTCGGCACCATTATTTTTATATAGAACATTAATTCCATTATCATCCGTGCACCAATCAACAATTATTTTTACTATAGGATCACAACTATTAATATTCTTAATACTATCCATATCATCAATAATATAATCAAAAATGGAACACGCCAATCGACACAAATCAAAACTGAGGTTAGGTTCTAATCGAGGTTTTTTATCATTAAAGAAAGGTTCAGTATTATATTGAGTAACAGCATCACCTCCTGTTTGAAAACTATCACTGCAAAATACTTTGTTGTCAAATTTATAGATAGCGCGTCCAAAATCAATAATTTTAAATATTTTTCCAAAAGTAGGGACTTTGTAGTATTTTTTTTTATAATAATAGTAAAGGAATTTTTTGTTAGTTGGTATGTACATAATATTATTGGTATGCAGATCATTATGAGTAAATGAAAATAATTTTTGGTATACAATTAAAGACATAATTATTTGCATTAATAAAGACATCCATTCATCAGTAGATAAATCATTATTAATGATTAAATCGTCTAATGTATTTTCACAATATTCCATGCAAATAACTTGTACAGGGAATTTTTGAAGAGTTAATAACAATTTTTCTTCTTCAATATCAGAGTCATCGGTTTCATATCCATCTGATCCATTAGATCCATTAGATCCAGACCCTGATCCTGATCCAGACCCAATTGAACCATTATCAAGATCAATAATATCATTTTCATTAAGACCAGAACCATTGTCAATATCAGGATCTAAATCATTTTCATTTGTATGCGATGTTCTAGATGAACATGATGACCCGGATTTAAGACTAGCTGATTTTTTTTGATCAGTAATATCAATAGAACTAGTAATATCAATAAGGTCGATATTAAGTGATTTTACATCATCAAGTGAAATTGCATTGGTGCTAGTAAAAATATTTTCAAAAATGGTATCATCGATAGATTTTAAAGATAAATTAGATTTTTGAGAAATATTCATAATATTAAGTGGTTTTAAGATTGGTTCCTGTAAATTAGGTATTAAATGGGAATAATCTTCAATCGTAAATAAGACATTTTTTTGTTTATTAAAAAAATCAGATTGAATTAAATAATCGATATCATCAATTACATTTATTTTATAATTATTTTTGATAGCTAAAAAAGATCCATAATAATCAAGACCATGAATAAAATTATGTTTATGCAATACTTGGCTTGTTAAGTATGAAAAAAATCCATCAATATAGGCAGAATTGTTAGTGTCTTGTATTTTAGGATGTACTTTTTTATGTTTATCAATAGAAGGCAAATCAAAAAGATGTTCGTCAGTGTGATTATATTTTCCAACCAGATATTTAAATGGATCTAACAAAGGGGCCATTTTTATGAAAACCTTTTGGGTCATTGCAAAATCCTCATCGTCTTCTAAATTTTTTAGTTTGCACGTATAAATATGTTCATGTTCAAAAAGAACATCTTTATCTTTTTTTTTAACATCCTTAATATCTGAAATATTCCACACATGATTTAAATTAATAGAGTTAAAATTAGTAGTATTTAATGAAAAAAATCTATCATAAATAGGCAAATAATTTTGCACATTAGAAAGAGATATATTGGGATTAGATTGAAATTTGTTGAAAAGATTGATGTTCTTTCTCTTTTGATAATTTACAGTAATTGCCATTAGCTAATAAAAATAATAATAATAATTATATTTAACTTATAATAAATAAATAACTATAAACTAACAAATTCCTAAACTAAAGTATTTGTTTTATTTTGTTTTGATCGCGTAAAATAATATTCTTTTTTTAAAAAATATTATAATATAATAAATGAATTTAGAACTAAAACGGTTTGATATGAAATCTATTAGTTTTAAGCCTAATGAATCTAAAGGTCCTGTTGTAGTTTTAATTGGTCGGCGTGATACCGGCAAATCATTTTTGGTAAGAGATTTATTATATTACCATCAAGATATTCCTATTGGTACTGTTATTTCTGGAACTGAAGAAGGTAACGGATTTTACGGTAAACTGGTGCCAAAATTATTTATCCATAATGAATACAACACTGCTATTATCGAGAACATTTTGAAACGACAAAGGCAAGTTTTGAAGCAGATCAAAAAGGAAATGGAACAATTTAAAAGATCTACGATAGATCCTCGAACTTTTGTTATTTTAGATGACTGCTTATATGATAACACTTGGGCGCGCGACAAGATGATGAGGCTACTTTTCATGAATGGTCGGCACTGGAAGGTAATGCTAATTATTACAATGCAATATCCATTAGGAATACCACCCACATTAAGAACAAATATAGATTATGTGTTTATTTTAAGAGAGCCATATATAGCCAACAGGAAGCGAATTTATGAGAATTATGCAGGCATGTTTCCGACATTGGAGTCATTTTGCCAGGTAATGGATCAATGTACAGAGAATTATGAGTGCTTAGTCATCAATAACAACGCAAAATCAAATAAGCTACAAGATCAGGTCTTCTGGTACAAGGCAGATGCTCATAATGACTTCAGATTAGGATCGAAAGAGTTCTGGGAACTATCTAAACAGATAAATGATGAAGACGAAGAGGAACAATATGACCCAAATAACGTGAAGAAACGTGGCGCGGGACCTAAAATTGCGGTAAAAAAGAGCAAATGGTAGAAACCGCTTTCAAATATAATAAGCGGTTTTAATTAATTATTTATTAAATAATATAGCATTAATTTCTCTTAATACATTTGATAAATCAAAGCCCTTTTCATTAGGATTATATCTTATTATTTTATTACCCAATGACATAATATACATTTCTCTTATTTTTTCATTTTCAGGGTCACGGTCATCGTGATTATTTTCATCACATTCAATAACTAATTTATAGTCAACAAAATATAAATCTGCTCTATATTTACCTATAGTAAATTGGCGTTTGACATTTAACATATTACTATATGCGTTTGAAATAAAGCCAATTGTTTGATTTTCAATGCACATTCCGATATTTATTTGTTTTATATTTTCACTTACATCTACAATATATCTATTTCTTTAATTATAAGAATTTTTTAATATTTCAAACGCATCTTCTGTAAGAAGATAAGTTATTTTATTTTGCCCTCCATATTTTTTAAATTCTTTAAATTTATTTCGTTCAATAATATAATGAATATTCTCCTTATAATTTTTTTTTAAATATTTGACTAAACTAACTTTTACACTAGCCAAATATAACAAATCTTCTAAATTTCTTATGAATTCACACATTGTTTATAATAATATGATAATTAAATTCAATTTTAAATATCATATATAAATATTTTTATTATTATTTATTCATCCTTCTCCTTTATTGAAAAAGGTCCACTAACAAGCTCAGATCGCCCATAATCTGTCTTGCCTACAACAATATTCTCGCCGTCAAATAGCTCGGATCGGATATCCGCAACAGAAATAGTATCTGAACCTTCGGTTGTTAGCGCCTTCTCCTGACTGGTTGCACTGACACCAATCAAATTACCATCTTGATCAATATCTTGCGTCAAAATGTTACCATGTTTCTCCGCATTCTTCTTATTCTCATCAATTGCCTTCTGCTTGGTCTCTTTGACACGGGCCTCAAACGCATTCTTGGCAGCACTTTCATTCTTTTGTTTCTCCTGAGCAAGCTGATTAAGCTCTTCCTCCATGTACTCAACCCGTCCAGTCTTGTAAGCTTCAGGTTCCCAAGGCAACCAAGTACCGACAGGTCCAACAAACACGTCAAAACTGGGATCAACCTCTCTGATAAGTTTAGCGCGTAGTTCAGCCTCTTCTTGAGATGCAAAATGACCGCGTGACTTAAAACCACGTACAGATGTTTGAAAGTTATGCATAATATTGAATTGCTTTTCCAAGTTGTCTTCCTCTTTGTCAATAAAAGTCTTGTAGTCATCCTCAATAGAAGAACTAATAATATTATCACGTTCTTCTTTAACAAATCCTTCATAATCCTTCATGACATCCTCGAAATTCAATTTATATTTAAAAGATACGAAGTTAATAAATTGATGAAATTTTTCCATAGATTTAGAGAATTCCCATTTCTTTAGGAATTCCTCAAAAAAGAACATTTCTTTTTGCTTTAGGATCTTTTCTGGAGTGATAAAAGAGAAACATCCGAATGTTTGGCCGGCGATAGGTTTATCTACATCGAGTAAATCAACATATTTAGGATTAGGAGATCCATCTTTTGCTAATTTACGATCAAATGGTAATTTCTTAGAATTAGAAACAGGTTTAGATTTTCCGCTCATTATATATTAATTTATTTAGTTCGTTTTAAGTATTAATTTAATAAATTAATATTATTATTTTCTTTTTATTTTATATAAAGAATGGGAATGTTTAACACAAACGAAATGATTAAGAGAATAATCAAGTATTTAGTTGAGGGGTTAATGATTGCAATTGCTGCTTATGTTATCCCTAAGAAATCAATGAATATGGAAGAGATTGCATTACTTTCTTTGACTGCTGCGGCAACTTTTGCTATTTTGGATACGTACATTCCTAGCATGGGTGTAGGTGCTAGATCCGGAGCTGGATTTGGTATTGGTGCGAACTTAGTTGGTTTCCCTGGTGGACTTTAAATTCCACCTTTAAGAAAGGTTTTGCGAAGCTAAAGCCAAACTAACATAACATAAATAATATAAATACAATTAGATATCTATATTATTCAAGCATTGGTAAAGGTGGGATTTAAACGGTAGGAATAAATTCCCAATCTAATTCGATGCACATTTTTTTCCATGTTTCATCTTGTTCGATCAATTTTTCTCGATCTTTAAGCAAAGGGATTGACTCGAGATATTGGTCTTCGCCCAAGAGTTCACAAAACTTAAAAAGTACATAATAATAATTCAAAAAGTTAACACGATAATCTGGGCAAGTTTTAGCGTAGGGAGATTGAGTTTCCATAAAAAGGTTGCACAAGGTTTCTTCTAATTCGGGACTAAATACAGGTGGTTTAATGCCTAATTTATTTTTAATAAATGCGATGTGTTCATAATATTTATTAAAGCCAAGTTTCTTCAAAATCTCTTTGGTTTTGTAATGTGTTAGTTGTTCAAGATTAATTCGCTCTTTTTTAATTTGCAAATGTATTTGATCAATAACATCATCAGGTATTTGTGTAGTTTCTTTGCCTTGAAATTGAGCCAAAATTTCTTTAAAATGATTAATTTTTTTGTAAGCATAGAAGCACACTTCTTTAGGTGGCTCTTTATAAGAAGGTTTTTCATTTTCAATAAGATAAGGAATATTGACAGCACATGCATTGCAAATAAGTACACCCTCATCATCGAGGGGAATTAGTTCACCTTTAAAACAATGTTGACAGACATCAGTAGAACGAACGAAAGAATTCATGTCAATAAATGTTTCGTCAATATTACTCAAATATTTTTGAACAATATTTTTGTTTCTATTTTCATTGATATTAGCATCTTGGTTATCATTTTGAATTTTAAAGAAATTAAAAAGCATTTGATTTTTGGATGTGGTTGGTTTGTTAGAATTGGTGGTTGAATTAGGATCAATATTAGTAATATTTTTTTTATTTTCAAAATATTCAAAAATGAATTTAGAATTATCGAGGAAATAGTTATTTTTTTTGTCTTTAAGTTCTTTAATTAATTCATTAATTTCTTTGATACGATCTTTCATGTCCATAATTTGTTCAATATTTGTTTTATCAAGATTATCAATTTGATTTTTAAGATCTATTCTTTCTTGTTTTAATTTAGGTATAGTATCAAATTCATTTTTGGAGAATTCATTAATAAACTCTTTATGCTTTCCATCCAAAGTAGTGGTGTATTTTTTACAAATACGAATTTTTTTAGCAGATTTAGGCTTGAAACTGGGCATTATAATATATTAAAGAGTAACTTATTATTTAATTAGAAATATTTAAAAAGATATAAATAATTGATTTTTTTCATTGGTTTAAAGAGAAATAAAAGTTTCAGACAATAAAGTAATATAGAATGAGTACATCAACAGATATCGAGATAAATATCAAAAAAAATGACCTAGAAACAAGACAGATAGAAATAGATCAAATTAAATTTAAAAAGATGGTTTTTCTGTATAATGCTTTAGATAATGGATGGTCAATTAAGAAAAAACAGAATTCTTATATTTTTACAAAAAATCATGAAGGCAAAAAGGAAATTTTTGAAGAAGGATATTTGTCCATATTTATGAAGGATAATGCAAATATTAATAATATTTTGTCTTAATATGTAGGTAGTGAATTAAATTAATAAAACCAATTAATTTAATTTTAGGAATATTTTTTTCTTTAGCAATATTATAAAATGGGAGGTGGTTTAATGCAACTCGTCGCTTACGGAGCTCAAGATGTGTACCTTACAGGGAATCCGCAGATCACTTTTTGGAAAGTGACATACAGACGTTACACTAACTTTGCTATTGAATCAATCGAGCAAACTTTCAACGGACAAGCCGATTTCGGTCGTCGTGTTCAGTGCGTGATCAGCCGAAATGGTGATTTGGCTTACCGCACATACCTTCAGGTAACTCTTCCTGAGATCAATCAACTTATGGGCATTGCCTCCTTCGCGGTTGGCATTGGATCTGGAGTGTATGCTCGTTGGTTAGATTTCCCCGGTGAGCAACTTATTGCTCAAGTTGAGGTTGAGATTGGTGGTCAACGAATTGATCGTCAATATGGTGACTGGATGCACATCTGGAACCAGCTTACCATGACTGCTGAGCAACAGCGTGGGTATTTCAAGATGATTGGTAACACAACTCAGCTTACCTTCATCACTGATCCCTCTTTCTCTGAGGTTGATGGTCCTTGCGACTCCTTGGCTCCTCGTCAAGTTTGCGCTCCCCGTAACGCTCTTCCTGAGACCACCCTTTACGTGCCTCTCCAATTTTGGTTTTGCACCAACCCTGGTCTTGCCTTGCCCTTGATTGCCCTTCAATACCACGAAGTCAAGATCAACCTTGATATCCGTCCTATTGATGAGTGCTTGTGGGCTGTTACCACTTTGAGCTGCAACTCTGGTGCTACTGGACCTGTTACCAGTGCTGGTCAATATGCTCCTGGTCGCCCAGTTCCTGCTGCGATTGCTTACAATCAATCTTTGGTTGCTGCTTCTTTGTACGTTGACTATGTTTTCTTGGACACGGATGAGCGAAGACGCTTTGCCCAAAATCCTCACGAATACTTGATCACTCAGCTCCAGTTCACTGGTGACGAGTCTGTTGGTTCTTCCTCGAATAAGATCAAGCTCAACTTCAATCACCCCGTGAAGGAGCTCATCTGGGTTGTGCAGCCCGATCAAAACGTAGATTATTGCTCATCTTTGGTGTGCGATGCTCTTTTGTTCAAGGTTCTTGGTGCCCAGCCTTTCAACTACACTGATGCCATCGATGCTCTTCCTAATGCTATCCATGCTTTCGGCGGACCTGCTTCCGTTGCGGCTGATAGCCGAGCTTTCATTGATGCTCGTGGTCTTTTCCAGGATGCCGGTGCTCTTGATTATGATATTCCTACTGGTTTCACTGGATACTGGCATGGACCCAACAATCCTTATAATGAGGCTAATTTGGGCGGCCCTGCTGTTCCCGTATCAGAAGCTGCATCCCTTCTTGATCCTACCATCCTTGCTCAACTCAAAGATTTGTCTACAAGTGGCCACTTGGATAACTCCACCGTCTCTGATGCTGGTACCTTTGTGATGACTGAGACCTCTTTGGACTTGCATTGCTGGGGCCAAAACCCCGTCGTCACTGCCAAGTTGCAGCTCAATGGTCAAGATCGTTTCTCTGAGCGTGAAGGATCTTACTTCAGCTGGGTACAACCCTACCAGGCGCACACTCGATGCCCTGATGAGGGTATTAACGTGTACTCTTTTGCTCTCCGCCCTGAGGAACATCAACCAAGCGGTACGTGCAACTTCTCTCGTATAGATAATGCTACCCTTCAGCTTGTGCTTTCCAACGCCACAGTTGAGGGCACCAAGACTGCTAAGGTACGTGTTTATGCTACCAACTATAACGTGCTCCGTATCATGAGCGGCATGGGTGGATTAGCGTACTCAAATTAAGTAAACTGAAATATAATATTTCAATTAGAAACTACTTAAAGATATTCGTATTATATAATATATAATATGAATTACACACTTTCATACGACTTTGACGCACTAT